TAGATGTTCAATCTGCTACCGCAACATTCCGTTTGCAATCAACTACTGGAACTAATGCGGCGTACCTGTGGGCGACCAATACCGGCGGTGATTTTTACTTTGGCCGAGACAACAGCACAGGTGCAACATTTGGCACTAATTCTGCGTATTCAGCGGTTTTGTATTCTGCTAATGCGTATCCAATGGTGTTTTTTACCAACGCCACCGAGCGTATGCGCCTTGACTCCTCCGGCAACCTCGGATTGGGCGTCACGCCGAGTGCGTGGGGAGTTGGCAAAGCAGTTGATGTTGGCGCTGCGGCGGCTTTGTGGAGTCCGTCAAATACACAAGCCCAAGTCCTAAATAATTCCTATTATGACGGAACAAACTTCAAGTACAAAAACAGCGGCGCTGCAACGCGGTACAGACAAGTAGACTCAAGTCACGAATGGTACAACGCCCCCTCCGGCACCGCAGGCAACACGATCACGTTCACGCAGGCGATGACGCTGGATGCGAACGGCGATCTTGGAATAGGCACGACTTCTGTCCCGTCTGGTGGGGCAAGCACTCGCAACGTCAGTATCCACAACAGCAACAGCGCGGGTACTTACCTCAAACTGTCCAACGGCGCGACGGGGAACACCGCATCTGACGGCTTTGACCTGATTATGGGTACGTCAAGCGATGTGTACCTCTACAACCGTGAAAACGGGCCGATGATTTTCGGCACCAACAACACCGAACGCGCGCGCATCACTTCCACCGGAAATCTCCTCGTCGGCACCACGACTGACGTATCGGGACGCAGCGGTGTTATATCTGACATCTCTGGCAATGTTCGCGCCATTCCGCGTACTGGGTCTGCTAAGACTGCGGTCTACACGCTTACGGTGTCTGACGTTGGTCAGTTTGTTGAGCTTGGCACAGGCGGCGGCATTGACGTTCCGAACGGTGTGTTCTCAACGGGCGATGTGGTTTCGGTCTTCAACAACACGACTGGCAACCGCACGATTAGCCTGACCATCACGACGGCTTATATTGGCGGCACTGACTCAGACAAGGCTTCGGTCACACTGGCAACTCGCGGCGTGGCTACGGTCTTGTTTATTTCTAACTCGGTGTGCGTCGTCAACGGTAACGTGAGCTAAGAATATGTCCGGAATTATGATGCTTTTGGCGGCGTCAAAGGCGGGGGCAAACGTCCCCTCTACTGTTGAATATCTTATTGTCGCAGGTGGTGGCGGCGGCGGTAGTGGAGGTTTAGGTCAAGACCCTAGTACGCTTCAAGGTCAATATTATTTTGCTGGCGGCGGTGGCGCAGGTGGATACAGAACAGGATCAGCAAGCGTTTCTGCGGGAACAACATACACCATTACTGTAGGTGGTGGCGGTAGCGGCGGTTCTAATGGCTCAAATTCATCTGGTTTTTCTGTTACATCAACAGGCGGTGGCGCAGGCTTTTCCGCTGGCAATGGCAACACAGGCGGTAGCGGTGGCGGCGGCGGTGTGCTTGCCCTTAGCTCTGGGATAGGTTCAACCTATATAAACGCTATTGATCAGGCCGGAAACGGAGGGGCAGGAACATCTGGAGAGGGAAATAACGGCGGCGCTGCGGGTTACGTTCTAAACGCCAATATAAACGGGGATTTTTACGGCGGCGGCGGCGGCGGCGCAGCAGAAGCAGGAAATACTGACAATAATTCAGCAGGAGGCGATGGGCTTACATCAACCATTAGTGGGTCAAGCGTAGATTACGCGGGAGGCGGTGGCGGCGGTTTATATTTTGGTTATACCGGAAATACTGGTGGTGATGGCGGTGGCGGGCAAGGTGGATCGGGTGACGTTAACGGCAATTCCGGCGGTACAAACACGGGTGGCGGTGGCGGTGGCGGTGGCACTACCCAATCTCCAACTGTGCAATTTAACGGTGGAGGTCCTGGCGGCTCTGGAATTGTCATTATCCGCTATCCCGATTCGTTCCCATTAGCCGCAAGTACAACGGGATCGCCCACGGTAACCACAACAGGCGGTTACCGTATTTATAAATTTACCGGCTCCGGCTCAATTACTTGGTGATATATGGCGCACTTTGCACAACTTGACGCAAACAACGTCGTTACACAAGTCATCGTAGTTAACAATGCGGTAGTTGAAGATTTGCCGTTTCCCGAATCCGAGCCGCTTGGCGTAGCGTTTTGTCAGTCGCTATACGGCGCGGATACGGTGTGGAAACAAACCTCGTACAACAACAAATTTCGCGGCGTATATGCAGGCATTGGATTTTGGTACGACCCTAATGACAATATATTTGTTGCGCCAATTAAAGATATTCCCTTGCAGGAAGGATCAGAACCTGCGGTAACGCCATAATGTTTTTTAATAAACAGAAAAAACTGGCGCACATATTACCCCCAAAATGCGGAACCCATGCCGTATATGATTTTTTTCAAAACATACGATGGCATTACTTACCGCCCGGTCACGGAACGCTAGATAAGTTCATTGCAAAATACCCAAACCTTGCCAACTACACGGTTTATGGGTTTTTGCGTGATCCGTTGCTGCGCTTTGAAAGCGCGTTGCGGCACATTTACCGAGTGCGGCAGCCTAAAGGTGCATTGGATGGGGTTCAGTTTGAATCCTACGAACATATGATTAGCCTATTTCCGGCTTTGCTAACTCACCATGAAATGCTGCTCAAGCCTCAAAGCCATTGGCTTGCCGATCCTCGCGTGACGGTTCTGGATTTCCGCAACATTGAGACGGAATTGCAGCGCATTAGCGAGCGGCCAGATGTGCCGGTGCGCCGACTGAATACCAGCGATGGCGAATGGAAAAGCGTCATCACGCCTGCCGTGGAGGAATTTGTGCGCCAGCAGTACGCTGACGATTATGTTTTGGCAAGTAAAATAGGACTGGAGTTCTAGATGGAAACCGTCAAACTTGAGATGACCCTTGAAGAAGCGGTCGCTATCGTCAATCTGATTGGCTCATTGCCGACAGCCCAAGGCGCGCATCCGCTGTGGGTCAAGCTCAAAGAGCAAGTTGAGCCGTTGTTGCCGAAGCCGGAAGAGCAAAAGTAGTGAACACGGCCTTTGTAATCATCTTCTTGTTCCTTCAGATCGCTGACGTTTGGACGACGCACAAGGGACTGAGCATGGGAATGCGAGAGGCTAACCCGCTTCTCAACTGGCTCTTTCAGCGCCTTGACCCGGTGGGGGTGATGGTGATTATGAAGGTCTTGGCGACATGGCTTCTTTGGTATGCGGACATGTATCCCATCACTATCGGAGCCTGTGCGCTTTACGTCTGGGTAGTGCTAAACAACTGGCAAGGGATTAAGGGAAAGTAGATGGACATGCAGATCCTTTTCAACATCGTCGTGGGTGTAGCCGGTATGTTTGGTGGTTGGATCTTGAACAACATCTCTCGCTCCATTGAGAAGCTGGATGACGATGTTCGCAAGATGCCTTTGACCTACGTGACTCAGGTTCACTACCAGCGCGATATTGATGAGATCAAAGGCATGTTGGACAAGATCTTCAACAAGCTGGACGACAAGGTGGACAAATGAGCGAAGACATCGAACTCTTCAAGGCTAAGGTCCAAGCTGAACTTAATAGGCTTGAGGCTAACTCATCTGCCAAGGACGTAGCCGGTAAGGCCATTGGCAAGGACGGCCTGAAGTACATCACGGTAATCGTGGTGATCGGTGTTGCTTCTAGTCTTGTGCTGGATAGCGACAAGATTGCTGCTGTGATGGGTCTGCTGGGTGCCTCGCTGACCGCCCTCATCTCCATGCTCAACGGTATTGCCGGGGCTACGGAGAAGGAAGAAAAGCCGGAGTTTGCTGTTATCAAGGAGCTTATCGCCAAGCTTGACCGGCTGGATCGCAAAGAGATGCCGATGCGAGTCGATGTCGAGGGCGACCATGTGACCGTAACCAAGGGCGAAGATGTGGTGAGGGCCAAGAAATGATGACCATGATTAGTACTTTCTTGTCGTTCCTTGCGGGCGGACTTCCCAAGATCCTCCAGTTGTTTCAGGACCGGCAGGATAAGAAGCACGAACTGGCTGTGCTTGCCATGCAGAAGGAACGGGAGCTAGAACTTGCCGCCCGTGGCTACGCTGCCCAAGCTCAGATCGAAGAGATCAAGACCGAGCAGATCCAGATTCAGGCTGCTGCCGAAGAGCGCGTAGCCCTGTATCAGCACGACACGGAAATTGGCAAGGGTGCCAGCCAGTGGATGATTAATCTGCGGGCATCGGTTCGCCCGGTCGTGACCTACATCTTCGTGCTGGAACTAGTCATCATTAACGTGGCTGGTATCTGGTATGCATGGAATCAGGGCGTGCCGTTTGCGATTGCGATGGAGAACGTTTTCTCTGAAGAAGAGATGCTGATCCTTGCCAGTATAATTTCATTTTGGTTTGGCACCCAAGCATTTAGCAAAAAGTGATTGCCGTATACGCCATTCAAAATATTTTAAATGGGGCTGCGTATGTAGGCAGCTCTGTTGATTTAGATGCGCGTATTAAAACCCATCTAAGGAATCTACGCAGAAATAGTCACTTTTGTGATCATTTACAACGTGCGTGGAACAAGTATGGCGAAGAGGCATTTGCCGTAAAGCTTGCGTATGAAGCAAAAGACTTGAAAGAAGTTCGTGCGGTAGAACAGGAGTTTCTAGACTTTGTTTTTCCACATGGATTGTATAACGCAAAAAACTCCGCAATAGGGATGCCATCTGGCAACAGCCATCCTGCCAAGCGTAAAAACTGGCACATGAGGTCTGTTCTCATCAACCTTACCCCGGAAGAACGTAAGAAAAGGTACGGCAAAGCTAGGGGTTTAAAAAGAACAAACTTAGAAAATTACAAGCGTGGCGCTGCGAAGCGGCTTGCCAATCCCAGTTTTAGGGATAAATTAAGTCAGGCTTGCAAGGGTAAGAGACAAGTCGTAATTTGCCCAAAGTGCGGGGTATCTGGCGGTGGCGGCAATATGCGCCGATACCACTTTGAGAAGTGTAAGAAATGAAGGTAAGTCCTGAGACAATCAGGATGATCAAGCACCACGAGGGCGTCCGGCGTAAGCCTTACCGATGTCCGGCGCATCTCTGGACCGTGGGCGTGGGCCATGTGCTGTACCCGGAGCAGGCAAAGTTGCCGGTAGCCGAGCGGCTGGCCTTCCCCCTAAAGGTCGAGGACTTTCGGATTTGGTCAGATGCTGAAGTGGACGATCTACTTGCTAAAGACCTTGCGCGGTTTGAGCGAGGCGTGGCCCGACTTTGCCCTAATTCTGTTGGTGCTCAAGGCCGGTTCGATGGCCTCGTTTCCTTCGCTTTCAACGTGGGTCTGGGGAATTTACAGCGGTCTAGTCTCCGGATGAAGAACAACCGAGGCGACTTTGAAGAGGCTGCGGCAGAATTTATGAAGTGGACCAAGGCTGCGGGTAAGGTGCTCCCCGGCCTCGTCAAGCGCCGT